TTCTCTGAAAGTACGGCGGTATTAACCCTGCGTAATGCACTTCTAGTACCTACAATTATCGGGTCATTGCCAGTAGCAGCCTCTACATTCTCACAAATATTAAGTAGGGTATTCTCTACGAAAGCACCATTTGCAATAAATGCAGGGTTTAATGTATTAATACCATTTATAAAAGTATTATAAATATCCTGACCACGCCTATTCATGAAGGATTTTTCTATCTTATCCAAAAATTCAATTATATCCATACGACCAGACAAAAGTCTATTGGCTTCTTCATATACATGTACAGTTTTTAATTGAGTTGGAACAGTTACGCTTTGTCCTTTGTTAATTCTCTGACGCTTAACCCCATAAATACCTTCGGCAGTATCAGAAACAATAAACAGAGAGTTGTCAGGTATGTAAAAACTGTTTTGGTCTCCAAGTTTTACGTTCCTATAGTCTACAAACTGCTCAAAGAATGGGTTATCTTTGAAGCCAGACAATATTGTTGCTTCAAGAATAAGTTCTATAATTTGGAATATAGCCTTATTATCCCTTATATCTTTATACGAAACGGTTGTCTTGCCGCCATTGGCACTAATTAATTCTTGACGCAATACTTCTTTATTTTCTTCCATATCAGCAGCAGCGAACTTAGTATTTACTCTATTGAAATAAAGGTCGCTGGCTAGTTTTACAATGTGTTCATAAGCCATAATTACATTTCCTCCTTTATTATATTTATAATTTATTACGCTACAATAACTCTGCAACTATACATAGTGATATTTCTACCACCAAGCGGATCTGCACCAAGCACATAAGAATCTTCAATTACAGCTACAACACTTGCTCCACCAGCCCCGCCAGGAGCAACTTCAGCCCACAAAACAGAACCAGCAGGAGTAGTTAATAGATTACCAACCGCAGGAGGATTAACACCAACAGGTGTAATAGCTCTAGCACTAACTGCAAAACAATCACCAATTTGTGGTTTCCTCACCCTCAAAAGTTGTCCGGCGATATTTGTATAGTCATTTAATCCCGAAGTAGTTTCTTCACTATAAATAACTTCAGGAGTATCTACTATATAAATTTCATTACCAACCGCAGCCGGAGCAGTTGCAAGATATACCTCTCTTTCATTTGGTATTAAAGCACCTAAAGTTACTACACAACCATTGTTAATAGGCAGGTCATCACCTGCACCATCTTGATATCTAGCAGTTTTCAATAAACTAGGAATTTTAGTCGAAGCCATGTTTTCAGCAACAAAAATAGCATTAGACATATTAGTTTTCCTCCTTATTTTTAATTATAGTTTGGTGTTTTTCAAACAGGTTTCCATAAGGGGAGACCTCACCAGTATCTCCGTCATCAGCACCAAGTTTAATTATATTTTTATTACTAGAGAAACTAAGTTGTTTCCTAGCAAAAAGAACAGCCAATTTTTCTTCGAGTTGTTCAATTGAGAAGTTAGATTTATTTTCTTTAATTTGCTTGTACACTTCATCTTCTACGTCAAGAACTTCATCGTAATGAGCGAATAATACAGCCTCCTGTTCTTCACGTTCTTTTTGAAGTTTTTGAGATTTAAACTCTCGAAGCTCTTCTACTTCCTTATTTGGTATAGAATAATTATTTTTATACTCTTCAAATTCATCTAATAGTTTAGAATAATTATTTCTCATTTCATCAAGTGCTTCTTTTTCTTCTTTTGTTAACCTTTCTTGGAATAATTCTATCCTTTCGCCAACAAAAGATATTATATCATCTTCTTTTTTATACTCTTGACGATAAATCTTTGTACCTTCCCAATTCTCATATTCAAATCTGTCATCATAAACTTGGTCAATAAAATACCATTCGTTATCTTCTGCTTCAACAGGAGCTAACAAATTATACAAAGCATATCTTATTTCATTGTGCGAAAGCTCAAAAGATTTAATATATTTTTCTTCTGTTCCAGTGTTGTTATTATTCAACTCCTTCAATTTACTTTCAATTTCTTCAAAGGATAACCCCTCAATATCGAAAGGAATATCTTCTTGATTTACGCCATATTCATCAAGTAGAGCGATTATTTGTTCATCCACCTTGCTACCTCCTTTTTTAGTATTATCTATATTATAATTTGTAAGAGTATCTTTTAACTCCTCCATAATCATAATAAACTTTTCTTTAGTTTCTTCTTCTGCAAAGGTACTAGTAGTAGCCAAAGCGTTCTCCATACCTGTATCGTAATTTTTATTAAGGAAAGTAATGCCCTGATATCTATAATCAATAATATTGAAAATTTTCTCTTTACCATTGTAATTATATGAATCTACAATAATTTCCATAGAGAGTTTAATATTTTCATCACGATTAATTATATCTTCAGCATAATTCGCATAACCCTTCCATATGTATGCATCACAAAACACGTAATTTTTATTATCAAATTCTTTTATTTCATGGTTACATGTTTCAGGAACTACACCTATTGGCACTTCTTTATAAATTAACTTAACTTCCTCTTCATTAACTTTACTTTGTTCTAATTCCATATCGTGCCCACCAAATTGTACATCCCCATTCTCGTCAACTATCACATTAGCTAATATGGGAATGTTTTTAATTGAATCTTTAGTTTTTTCCATATCATCAACTTCAAAATGAGAACGATTTGGATTATCACCATCATGACAAACTCTGAGACGCATTTTAATAAACTTATCAGAATCGAAAGAATTATCTATTTCATAAGTAGTAGCAAGTGATAAATGCTGTAATTTATTTTTTTTACTCAATATCCACTTCACCACCTTTCTAAAAAATCATCTTATTACTAAAAGTAAATTTTGTACTGTCTATTTTTCCAAAATCAAAAAATAGAGTAGGGGAGTTTTCAAAAATAAAAATCCCATTGGTTTCAACCAACAAATTATATCCATTTTGGAGTAATTTATTTTTTAATTCTTCAGAAAAACAATGAATAAACTTCATGAATTTGAAACCTCCTTTTATTCCTCATTATTTTCCTGCCCTTCACCATCACTAGCACCATCGGTTTCCCTTGGTGGTCTATTGCTATCTTTTTTATCGGGGGACAGAGTATTAGCAGACGTAAGAGGTATAAATTTATCTTGTAGTCCCAAAATATCATTTTCAAAAGTTGTAGAATATTGCACTTCTAATGGTGACATTCCCAGACTACCGCAAACTTCACGTTTAACTGGAATTCCATACGAAGCAGCTTCTTTAAGTCTTTTATATACTTCGCCATAATTCATTTCAGTAGTATTAAGTATTTTAACTTTAAAATTATCATCTAGCGATAACTTTAATTTACGATTTAGCCATCGTTCATATTGCCTATACAGATTAAATATTATAGTTTCGTCCGATACGATGCTTTTACGTATTGATTCTTCTGTAATTTTGTCGGAATTAAAAATAGCCTGGTTTACACCAGACGAGTTCCAAAAACTCTTTTCTGCATCTGCAACAGAGTTATTTTCAATCTTATTTTTATCTCCTAAATGAATATCTTTAACATCGTCATAGGGGGACAATATGAATCCAACTTGATCAGGAAGCTGTTGCATGGCCCGATTACCAAAAGTTATAGCTTCATCCAAATGTAATGCAAAATCATTGGCTTTATCCGCATCTTTTCTATATGGTATTTTTGCAACCAATACTACATAATTTTGGAGTTCTTCTTTTGCTTTTTTTAATAATTTATAATCTTGCAAATCAAAAATATCAGGAAATATACTTGCGAAAAACGGAATGGGATAATCTAATTCTTCGTTTAATTTTATACATACACTATTTTCGACACTTAATTCTTGCCATCTATATTCTTGTCCTTTTTCTCTATATAAATCATATTTTTCTTTAAATTCTGGAGCATAGTATGTTTCTAATAATTTTTGATTTTTTGTACTGTTAAAAAATGAAAAATTAAACTGAAAAGTTCTTACACCATCTGCCCAACCATTAAGTCTACAATAATCAGGATTAAGCGGTTGGATAAAGTACGAATAATTTGTGCTATAATCATACCCATAAAAAACATCTTCAACAAAAGAAGTTTTTGTTATTTTACTAAATTCATGTTTTATATTCATATCTTCAACATACTTAATTGTTTTTAAATATTTCTTTAATATGTTTTCTTTGGGTAATTCAATAATTTTATTATTATTTATATTAATAATATAATCATATCTCGCCATATCTGACACATAATGAATTAATCTTTTATATTGAGGACTTAAATTATATAAAAGCCTAGATATTTGTCTTATAATTTTTCCACTAGTTACAGGGGATTGCAAATATTTAATTATATCCTCTTTTTTATACTGTGATAAAAATGCACTGCCTTCCGATGTTGCTTGTAAGTCTTTTTTCATTAGTTGAACAAGTTTAGATACATCTAATTTATAATATTTAAATTCATATTCTTGTTTTTCTTCTACTTCTTTAGGCAAATAACTCCCTCCTTTCATTCATTCAGGGGATTATATTAATATTTTCGTATATTTGGTTGTTTAAAAAGAAATAATTTATTTATGTCTACGTTATTATACTTATGTTCTTTGTTTTTCTTTTCTTTTAGATATATCCAAAATAATCCATACATCAATGCAGAAAATTTATCCTTCGGTATTGACCTTGAAATTTGTTCTATTTCAGAATCATTACCTCTTTGTTTATACCTAAGATTCATAATTTCATCACATAAATTATTTGTAAGAACATAAGGAATCTCAGCAATGGCAATTTCTTCACTATCATTTTTAAATTTTTTCCTATTCTTTTTTTCTAACTCTTTAATTCCTTCGTTTGGGGTTTTTAATAATTCAATATCTAACTTGTTAAATATCTTCATAATATTATTAATCATATCACTATTTTTCGTTTCTTTTCTTTGAGATTTTAGAGCATAAACCATAGGTATAGCATCCGGAGTTTCATATTTAGTCCATTGATTATCTGTATCATTGATAACTTTATATGGTGGGTTTCCATCATTCAAATCTAAAACCAATTGGTCAACAACCCCCGACCCAAT